TAGTAAAAGTATCACCAGAGCGCTTGTAAATCGTTATGTAGGGCGAAGTGGCATGCGCCACCGCCATATAGGTGTCGTCAGAACTGAATGCAACACCCCGCCCATCACCAGTCGGTAAACTGGAAGGCGTAATTGTTTCTGTATCCAGGTAATTACTCAAATCTTCCCCAAAAGCGGCGAACAATTCAGGATACTCCGCTGCGACCAGGCTTGTGCCGTCAGCTCGCATGTATTTAGTATCCTCCAAGAGATCGGTAAATAGCACATCCCCAACATCTACTGCTATGCCTTCGCCAGGTTTTCTTCTTGGTAATCCGCCTAAGCCCTTCCCCACTGTAGGGCTAAGCCTAGGTACGTATGGGTTTATCATAAAACCTCCTTAAAAATCTGTGTACTCAGCGTGAAACACGATACCACCGGCCAGCTCTACAGTCGTGGCTACGTAAAGCTCCTCACCCGCTGCAAGCCTGATTGGAACCTCCTCGGTGTATCCAAAGTTGGTTACAGGAATAGCTGTAGACACTTCAACAGTATGCGCAGCCATGAGAATAGATCCAATAAGCCGCTTGGTTGTCCCTGAATCGGCGCTGGTAAATAACAGCAGGTTAGACGCTTTTGCAGTATCCCGTGGCATAGCTGTTAATTTAGTCAGCAATGCCCCCTCGGTACCGGCAGTAAGTAACAGAACGGTATTCGTGGGTGCGTCTGAGGTGATACTTCCGGCAGCAGCCGTGGCTACAGCGGTAGCATTCTTAGGGGTTTGTGCGAATGGTGCGGTAAATGTCTTTGTCATGATATATCTCCTTAAAAGTAAAGTGCTATTGCGTGAGATTGTTCTCGTGCTGTTGGGCTTGCAAACAAATCTATAGCAATTTCTGACCAGTCCGTGTTTGCTGCACTTGGCTCGGATGCTGTAATGTCTGCGAGGGAAACATTCAGCGCCCAAAATATGCTACTATGCGAAACCGATATGCCAACCGATGCTTCTCCTGTCAAGTCTGACCATGCTCCTTTATAATTAGCGGCAGCTTGGGCCAAAGTTTGCGCAGTTTTGGCATTTGTTTCCGCAGTCTCAGCATGTGTCTTTGCGGTTTCAGCAGCACCTTGAGCGGCTTCTGCTGCCAGTTTGTTTGTATTCGCCCCGGTCGCCAAGGCATTCGCCTCATCCGTCCAGGTTGAAATCTTATTCAACCAATCATCCATCCTGCTTGAAAACGTGCTCGGTGATTTCCTGGACGGTACAGGGTTAAGATCAGTTGTGATTGTATCAGTCATTATGTGAGTCCCTCCCATTCTATTGTGAGGATTGAGTGATTAGGATAGCTAACAACGGTTTTTGCTGTTCTGTAATATCCGTATACCAAAAATGGTCCTCGTAGGGCTGCAACCTCTGTCGGGATACATACAACCGGGGTTGCCCGATAGTCTTCAAGAGTCTGTTTGAGATACCCAAGGATTGCATTTTCGACCGAAACGTCAATAGGTATCCGTTTTGAAAAAGCCCTTTCTACTACAGAAAAATTGCCAAAGTCATCCACGTCTTTGCGGCTATAATCAATGATTTCAAAACCGGCTCCGTATTGAGTACTACCAAGTTCCCGGACCCGTCCCAAAACTATTTCGCCGCATTTTGCAGTTTCAGTATCTGTTTCCGTCTTAATTGTTATCTGCAAAGAAGCTAATCCGTAAGGCGGCAAATTTGTTTTCGCCGTAGCTTTTGTGATCAGGAAAGGCGCAAAGCAATATGAGTATCCGTCAAACACATTTGATGTGCTGATCAGATCAATTGATTCGTTATATACTTCGCCATCGGTTGGATCAGTTAAAACAATATCAATGCTCATGGCATCAAGGTTGAAAAAGGCTATCCCTTCAATTATGCCCGGTTTAAGCTCGTAATAAATTGATCCAGTGCGCTCAGTCTGACTTCCCACTTTAGCATCAAACACTCTCCAAGGATTTGTACTGCCAATTTTCAACCACCAGGTGGTATCTGTCAGGGCGCGCTCGGTATTGTCGTTTTGCAAGGATTCATAAACAAGATGATTCGTTGCATCAATTACCGTATCACCTATTCCGTAGGTTGCTCCAGCTGAATACTCATCATAAGTAGTTGATCGATATGCCCACCAATCCGTTTCCGTTGTTGGATCGTTATTTAAATTTGAGTCTTGGAGTGATTCATACACATCTCTTTGGGTTCCTGTTTCAACGTGAACATAATTTTCATCGACTTCCCAATAATCATCTTCTACATAAAACCGTAACTCAGTATAATCGCACTCGGCTTTGCCGTATGTCGTAGCCCCATCCCACTCATTGTCTATTGTTTCGTGGACGTTTGAATAGATGAGTGATGTGTCGCCTATAGTTGTTGGGATTATTAATTTCATGCTGCTGCTTCCTCCGCAGGCAATCCGTTCACGTCCCAACTTTCGAGATAATCAGTGTTTCGTTCGATGGCCTGGCTGGATTTTATTTGAGCGATGGCATGCGCCTTGTTTTCTTCTCTGAGCTGTTTTACTTCTGCACGGAGTGCTGTCAATTCTTCTGACACACTGGACATAACATCAGGTCGTGAGATATTTACCATCTCGCCGGCGGATACCCTCAAGTCCGGCAAAGTTAAATTATCCCGCCCGCTCATTCCCGCTACTGTAAAACTGCCTCCTGTAGCGAAGGGCTGAACCCCTTCGTAATAACCATATTCACTGTAATGTTGTCTGGCAGTAAGACCTGCTTGAGCGAAAGCATTTTTGATGTCTGCTGTGCTTAAAGTACTTGATGGATTTAAACCGTAGCCCGCAACTATGGCCGCTACTTTTGCGTCACCGCTTCGTAATTTCGCATTAACCTGTGCTGCTTTGTTTACAATATATTTTTCCTCATCAAAGTTAAAAGGCGCTTGCCCCGGAGCGGGTTGGCTAGTTGCTTCTTGTGCCGCCCTTTCTTGTGCATACGATGCCGCTACTTTTGCGGCATCGTATGCAGCCTGAGCACGAATAAACGCTTCCATAAGTTCTTCGATTGATTGGGTACTTCCGAGCATCTCCTCCAACATTGCAATTTCATCTGTGTACCAGTTTTCATCCAATGCCATCTTTGCAGCTTCGTATTCCGCTTGAGCTTCTGCCAATGTTTGCGCATTTTCGTTAGCCATAGTCACTTCATCAATAATATTCTGTAGATGCTCCATTTCTGTTCTATGACTACTACTGTCAAATGCGCTCTTTGCGGAGTAATATGCTCTTTCTGCTGCGGCCAAATCTTCTGTTGTTCTGCTTGTTCCAGATACGCTGTCATATATATTCTGCAAAGATTCCGCTTGTCTTTCAGCAACACTTTTTTGTACATCGAGACTCGACTCGACATCACTCATAAGCTTAGATGTTCTGGAAACTTCTCTGGCATATTCAAATTCATTGCTCGCAAGACTTTTTGTAACGTCCAGGTATTCGCTTGATATACTGATAAGTTCGCTTACTGAATTAGTATCCCCAGCTTTTACCTGCCCTGCTAAAATGGTCTGCTGCAACATCAATTCCGCTTGCCGCTGTTCGAGATTCAACGGCGAACCCGTCCCTGTAGAAAGCGATTTTCTAAAATCCCGAATAGAATCAATAGCGGAACCGATGGAATTTGCTAATGCTTCCTGTTCTGATGCTTCGGATTGTAGCGCTGAAAGATAATTAGATTTTGCATCATTCATCCTGCCTTCCAGAACCTGCAATTCTTCTTGGTGGGATGAAATAGCCTCTTGCAAAAAATCCACATATGTATTCTTCGCAGAATCAAAAGATGATTGTAAATTACTAAGTTCGGATTGTAATGCTGAAAGATAGGCGTTTGCGGCATCATCCATTGCAGCAGATGCTTTTGATAACGCTTGAGCAGCTGCTTCAGTAGCATCTTCAAGATTCCATATTTGGCGTGTCAATTCTTCTATTTTATCACGGACAGTATTGATTTCATCTATTGCAGGACTCAGATCATAACCCTGTATTACTGCCAAAACAGCTTCGATGTCCCCGCTGGTATCTATCCAAGCTTTCCCCACTGCTTCGTTTAATGGCGTAATGTATTTTTCTACAATATATTCCGCAGTCAACCCGGCCATTACCTGAGTCAATGACTTTTCGATAATGCTGGATATATCTCCACCGTCTGTTATCTCGGATTGCAAAGACGTAGCTGTCAATCCAGTAATCTGCGCTCCAACTACCAAATTCCGCTTTGCTTCTGCTTCGGCGAGTTGTTCCGCCGTTGCCCGTGCTCGCCACATCACATCGATGTAGGCATTCCATGTGTCTGACAAGGTGTTTATCTGACCGATTACGGCTGATCCAGTGATCTGTTCAACAGCCATACCCATTTCAGCTAACACGCCAGAAACAAGCTGGATTTGCTGGTATGCTTCCACGGATGTCTGGCCAAGGTTGTCAACTCTACGTGTAAAATCTTCTAAGAAGTTCTGAGTATTAGATACTACATCATAAAAACCGACATAAGCCTGGAAAAGGTCCTGGCCTTCGGTTTTAATGGATTCAAAAAATCCTGTATCAAATGCCTCAAACCCTGCTCCAAGTGATTCTGTTTTCAAGCCTTCAAGGATGCTCTTGTAAACGGTATCACTGATACCGTTGACGATCTGCCCTGCATCCAACCCCTCTGTGTAAACCCAACCCCGATTCACAGCTCCGGGATCATATTTATTAAAGGTCTCTTTTAACGCGCCATTAACAGCTGTATCTATTTGCAGGAAATAATTATCAAAATAATCCCGAATAGCGATTGCAGCATCAGCTGACAAGTCCTGCTCAAAAACGGTCCAATTAAAAAACCTTGAGTCATAAAAATCAGTGGGTCTTCTGCCATGATCAGAACTTAATCCCCCCTGTATTCCCAAAGCTGGCTTCGGATCGCTGCCGCCACCAAACAATCCACCGAGGAGTCCTCCTGCCAATGCCCCCAGGCCGATGCCTATCGGACCGCCTAAAGCTCCTATCCCCGTCAACCCAGCAAGTGATCCCCCATAAGCAGACATGCCAGCAGCTCCAAGGCCGGATGTTATGCCGGAATATCCAGACGTTGGAAGACCAATTGCGCTACCAAGCGTGGAATACCCAAGACTGCCTAAAGCTCCAGCGCCAAGTGCTGACCCCCACGTAACACCAGGTGAGGCCATTACGCCGATATTCCGTGCTGCGGCTGCACCCCAGCCCAATTCTGATCCGATGATCGCCGTGCCCGGAATTGTGGCTCCAAGCAATCCCATACCTGGCAACATTGTCAGTGCGCCAACACCACTACTGCCAGACATAGAAAGAGATGGAAGGCCGAATACAGAGCCGAGTGCTGAGCCAGCCATCTGGTTCATCATCGGCTTGAAAATGTTTGTCATCGCGGCTTCAGCGGCCATATTCGCCAGCATTCGCTTGAAGACATCCAACATAGCATCCGCGAAATCTTCAAAGGAATCAAGCTGGCCGTCAAATATGTCATAGAAGGTATCCGCCGCAAATTCGTGCATGTCGTCATAAACACGTTCCCACTCTCGTTCGTATTCACGGCGAGCTTCCTCTTCAGCGCGGGATTGTTCTTCAAGTGCTTTTTTTGCGGCATCAGCCTTTTCGTCCTGAAGTTTTTCCCAAGCCTCTTTTTCCCTGGCTACCATTTCGTTCATGGTCTCAATGGATTCTTGCCAGTATTTTTGCCGGGCTTCTTCCGCGTACTGGATTGCCTTAATACTTGCCTCATGCTCCCACGCCGCCTGTTCTGCCATGGCCTTTTTCATGGCCTCTGTCAATTTATTGGCGTTGCCGGCCAAGTTGCTAGTCGCGCCGGCCATGTCACCAGTTGCGACCTCGGCCTTTCTAGTCGCTTCGCTATATTTATCAAACCCCTCGGTGTTTTCGTCGATTGCGTAATAAACTTTTCGAGACTTCTCCTCAAGTTCATCAAGAAAATCCGCCAGATCATCCGCGTTCATCCCAGCAAATTCGCCAACAGACATATTGCCCTTATTGATCTGATCTATCGCCCTAATTATATTAGCGATAGCAGGGACAAGATTGGCAGCCAGGCCAAGCACCGCTCCGGTCTTTCCGAAAAGCAAATATCCGACTAGCCCGGAGGAGCCTGGGCCGACAACATCAGATGGCAAAGAATCATAAATTACTTTAACATCTGACAAAGCGCCTACTATTTTCAGCAAATCATCCGCTATTTTCCGCACATGTTCCGGCACATCCTGTGCCAAGAAAGTTTCATTGGTTTTTACCCATTCATTTAATTTCGAGACGTATTCCGTTGCAATCGGCAACAACTTTGTACCCACAGCCGTTCGAAAATCATCTATATTTGCGATCAGGCGTCTCAGTTCATAAGCATAAGTGCCCTGAGACCTCGCAACGTCGCCGATAGCATCCGCTGATCCCTCCAAAATCAAGCGATAGGTAGTCAAAGCCTTGTCAGCCTCTGTAAGCTCGTCTTTGGTGGCTGCGAGCCCAGCGGTTAGGGCTGCTTGCTGTATTTTAGTGGCATTAAGCATCACGCCATATTTGCGCAGGCCCTCATACTCCCCGGAAAGCGCGGCCTGGATATCCCGCATCACGTCCGCGGTAGGCATATTGTTGAAGCTGCCTAAATCCGCGGATAGTTCAACAATTTTGTTGGAAAGCTGTCCGGCCTCTTCTCTTGCCATGCCCATTGGTACAAGCATGTCTTGAACTGACGCCAAGTAGGACCGGGCCGCGGTTTCGGACATGTTGAAATTTTTTTGCAGGTTCTTAGTCCATTCATCAGCCTGATCTTGCATGCCCCGGAAAACCACGTTGAACTTGTTCAGGGTCTCTTCGAGATCAGATGCAGCCTGGATCATTTTTCTGGTTTCATTTACAACGGCATAAGCTGAAAAAGCAGCCGCCAGTGCAACCCCTAACCTCTTGGCCGCTGCCGACAATGAACCCATCCCTTTTTCGGCCTGTTGGCCGGAGCGGGTGAGTTGGTCCAGATCAGTTTTAGCCTGCTTTGCCTTCTGGCTGTTGATCTCGATATTTAGTTTGGCTATATCTGTCATTCTGGACCTCGTTTCTTGTCCTTCTTTACTTCTTGGAGCCCTTCCAAGAACGCCCGGTCCATCTTGGTCAGGAGCTCTATTTCCCAATCATAGATCAATGGCTTTCGCACCTCCAGCCATGCTTTGTATTCACTGTAAGGGATAAGGGAGAGCCCAAACCCTTGAGGCCGTCTTCCAGACAGGTCCCAGAACCAATTCCAGATGTGTTCCCCCTCGATAGGGATTGCAAAATCCGGTATCTGCTGCTTTCCTGTCTGTTTTTCAATCCGCTCAAGGTGTTCACGTTTAGTCCCTCCCCCTTCCATTTGCTGATTCAGGTCCGCTGTGATTTGGACCGCCTCACAAAGCAGGTCGGTCAGCTCGGCAAAAAAGACCCCCGGTCCTCCAGCTGGTCGGTCGCCTGCTCTTTGATCCAGGGATATTCCTTGTACAGGTCGATAGCGACCTGACCGGGCGTGACCTTGACTTCCTTTCCTTTCAGGAATACCCGGCCGTCGTAGGTGACTTCGGCCAGGGAAATTATGGCCTCTTCCTCAAGCTGTGCAGCAGTCATCCGAACCTGCCGGAACTTCTGCTGCTGTTTCAGCCGGCGGTCGATCACCTTCCGCTGCGCCTTTTTGTAGGTTTCTGAATCAGAAGACCCAATGACCAGGTACATGGTCTTTTCTCCATTGTCGCCGTATGTCAAGACCTCCCCCGTCACCGGGTGTCTCAAATCCATCCGCTTGCCGTCTTCCTGCACTTTCAGTTCGCTTAAATCCATTGCATTCACTCCTTTCGTTGTAATAAACTATTACGCCTTGTTGAACTTTCTGATTCGGAAAGACGAATCCAAATCGGTGTTCTTGTACGGCTTCACCGTCAAGTTGTCCACCAGCTGTCCGGACCCGCCGATTGGACGGCCAAAGTTGGTAATCTTGCAGGACGGATACTCGAATTCATAGAATGAAGTGTCTTCCAGGTCTTCGTCCTCGTATTTTACCCTGATTTTCAGATTCAAACTGTCCTCGTTCTGATATTTGGATTTGATCGTCTTATCCGTGTAATACGCCGTCAGGGACATATCACCCACCATTTTCCCGTGAGACACCGCAAACGGATACCTGGATCCCAGGGCGAACAACGGATTGGAATTGTTATTGATACTGGGATTCATACCGGAAAAATAGATTCCTGTACTGCCATCAAGGCTAACAGTCCCGTTGAAGCTGTCAAAGAACGGCTTGGTAGTTTCGGTGTAGGTAGCACCAGAAATTTTCTCTCCGATATCCGCCCCAAGGTCAAGCTCCTGCCCGCCGACTGCTTGAAGCTGAAAGGTCACGTCTCCGTTAGGAGCCAGGGAAATGCTAAAGCTGGCAATCTCGGTATCCTTGATCCGGACATATTCGTCCGTGTCAGAATGGTAGACTTCCCAGGCCACTGCCCGGCGGGTGGAGCCGACCTTGACGTAATCCTGGCCGGTAGTTGCTGCAATGGAAGTGGCATCTGTCACGGCAACAAGATCAGTAGCATGGCCGCAGGTGATCTTTGTAGAAGAATCAACGGCAGTCACTTCAAAAGTACCGTTATTGGCGGTGTTTGAATCAACAAATCCGCTGAATGTGATAATGTCGCCAACCTCAACGCCATCCGTAATCCACGAGCCGGCTGACCTAGTGAAAGAGAATCCGCCGCCTACGACTTCGGCAACCGTCACCGTCAAGCCTGTAATGTTGTACTTGACCGCCCACGTTCCCTGCGCGGCCGCTTCAATAATGCTGTCCAGGGACTCGGGCCGAAACTTTCCAGAGACAGAAACAGATGCGTTTACCGTCCCGGTCCTGGGCTCCAGTTCGTTCCGATCCCCGGTCATTGAGTTGTCCGGGAGCTGCTCCGCCTGGACAGAATACTCTGCGCTGGTGAAAGGCAGAACAATCCATGCCGGAGTTGCGTCAATACTCCCATATGCCGACTGTACGAGATAAGCCAGTTGAGCGTTGTCGCCTAAACCTACTTTTACTAATCCAGTTGTTTCTGTCATTTTAACACCTCACTTATTTTTAGATTGTCATGTATGCCCTGAAAGTAACGGACATTGGCAGAACGTATTTGGTATCTTCCCGCATTGCCGGACCGGTCTGTCCGGACCTGACAACAACGCGGGTAGTGTTGTTTGTGTTTGTTAAAGACTGTCCCCGGTAGAAATAAGGAGCACTGAAAAAAAGTTTTGCAATCCCGTATGCCGGGCCCCAGCCGCTGATAGACGTCACAACATCCACCTGGTAGATGAGTGGCCCTGCGTTTGGAGCGGTTGGACCAAGGTGGTGCCCGGTGAACTGGCCTGGCAGCATCCATTCCCTAAGGTAGGTGCTGGCAGATGGTTCTGCCGTCATGCCTTCCCACTTTACTGCCAGAGATTGCGCCGTCGCAAAAGTATTCAGCAAGCCGGAAAGCAGGCCGTGTGCTTCGTCAAGGCGGTTCACTTTATATTACCAGATTGAAGCTTTTGGACAATTTCTTCAAAGCTGATCCGAAACATACCAGCAGGCGCTTGTTTTTTAGAGCTGCCATATTCAAGCGGCAAGATGTACTCAACATTATTGTAGACGAATATTGAATCTCCAAGGTTGAATTTATCTGCTGAGATATTGGCTGCTGAAAGAGTGCCTGCCCCGGCCTGCCCCAACGGCGAGGTGTCTTTGTCTTCCGTGGTGGTATTTGGCACACTTCCAATCGATATCTGGTTGTTGGCCTTTGCCCTTCCTGTATCTACCGGCGTTCTCTCAACGATTTTTCGGTGTATATCAAGCCCGATCTTACGGATAACCTTCTCACTGTTATCCACAGCCTTCTGCCCGAATTTTGCAAGATCAACCGAAAAACTCATTGCCGCCTCACGTGGCATTTGTAAAGCACTGCCGTATCAGCAGGCTTCACTGCTTCAACCGCCAGGATCGTCCAGCCATCCAATACATCGTTTTGTTCCGGCTCCAGTCCATCTGCAGCAACCAGGGCCACTGAATCGCCTTGCTCAATTGCGAACTTGTCTTTCCAGTTCGCATTGATTCCTACAAAAACAGCCCTCAAAACAGTTGCAATTGGGCCTAAATATTCACAATATCCTTCTTCAACATATAATCTCATATCAGTATAACTCGGGTATTCATCGACGTATCCGGTTTCCGGGTTAAACTCCTGATTATCCACGGTGTATCCAGGCTTGGTCAAAGTCACGGACCGCCCGAACTTCGCAAGCATTTTTGCTGCCGTATTTTGGAGCCCGGCATACACCTACTCTTCCTTCTCAAAGTAGTCAGGTTGTGGAGTTTCGTCGAACCTGACAAAAGAAATGTCCTCTTTGCCCTCAAGCAGCGCCTTGGCTATCCTGTGCCTGCCATCCATTACATAACCCTCTTCATCTAAAATTATTGGATATGACAAGTCTGCGTCCATGACGGCTTGAATGTGAGAAACAAATGACTTCATATTTTCAATGTGCGGAGAAAGTCTGTAAGGGTTTAGCGCAGACATAGGCATTGTCTGAACAGGCAACTCTTTCGCCTTCTCAATAAGGCGAGAAACAAACCACCTCTTCCCATTATCCTCAAAGGTTTGCTTGTCTATTGGCGGTTCTTTTGGGACATAGACTTTCATCAGGCAAGCCTCACGTTAATAACGCTGCCGCTGGTCACATAGCCTCTTAGATACTTGAGCAAGGCCGGAAACATCTGCTGGTTTCCTCCAGGTTCATACTCGATTTCAATGACATCCACCTTTTCACGAGCCACCTTCTGTTGTGTTTCCGGCATCAGGACCCCAGGGGTTTCATTTTCCATCCGTGCGGCGTGTTTCAAAGCGGTGACAACAGCATCAGGCGGATCATCGCCCCACCAAAGATCAGAATCATCATCTGCACGGGCTTCAGACCATGGCAACGACTCGATATAGTCCATCGCCCTTAAGACATCAGCCTCGGCAATGGTTCCCGTATAGCCTCTGGCTTCGTTCCAGGCTTGTATATCAGCCAGCGTGGCGTATGTATCAACTCCGACTGTAAGGGCCATTACCCTGCCTTTTTCTTACTCTTATATTCAATCGGTTCAAATTCCGTGGTGGTCACGGGTTTTTTCTTTTCCGATTCCGGCTTTTCGCCCGCCCTTTTCCACCCGTCAGCCAAAAGCCCCGGAACATCCAGTGACCAGCACTTCTTTGGCTTTCCTGTTTTAGGATTGATTAAAACTTCTTTGTTCAATTTTCCTTCTCCCGTAAAGCTAAGGCCGGGTTGCCCCGGCCTCGTGGTTAATAGTCGGATAGGTATGACCATTGGATTGTAATTTTACCGGCAAGGTCAGCCGCTCCGTTCCCTGTGGTGACATCGCCTGCATCAAACGCCATATTCAAATAGATCGGGATGGCAGCGGACGATCCGTCAAACAACGCGCCAGCGGCCAGAACTGAACTTGCAGCGGCTGCGCCCACGCCGGCCACAAAATCATTTAAAGCTGCGGACGGCCCCATGTTGACATCCGTTCCATTCAGTGTGACGTCAGACGTTGCAGTAGATCCGAAAGAGTAGTCACCTGACCCGGTGTCGCTGATATTGTCAGATTCGGAAACATCAACATTAGATAAAGTGCCAACCGCACCATGGACCCAGATGCGGCCTTTCGGAAAGGTTGCCAACTTCAGGCTACCGTATCCATCGTTGTCCGCACCAGCCCTGGTAATCAGGTTTCCGGCTTTGGCGAACTCGATCACGCTGGTTCTGAAGCCGTACTCGCTGCCGTATTCAGTGACAGTCGCCCCGGCTTCGGGCACAATCAGCTTCTTGATATTCTTGACTGCGGCATCGCCAATGGGTTCGTTTTTGATCTTAACTACACTGGTCGCTTTTGATCGCCAAACCTTTACTGTGTCTGCCATAGTCCCTCCTTACTGCATCGGGACGCAGTATGCCGTGTAGTTGATGCCGCTGGCAATTGTACCGTCCACAACAGTATAAAGCCGCAGGTAACGGTAATAGATACCGTCGTTTTCGTTGTCGAAATACAGCTTGAAACGCCCGGTTGAATCGTCCTTGTTGCAGTCCGTTCTTTTCGCTGCGGCTGCGGACAGGTTGAGTGCGGCCAGCTCAACAATGTTGGTGTCTGTGCCAAAACCAGAATCAGGCGAGCCCTGAACAACGATATCATAAATCTCGTCTGTGCTGGCAATCTCCAGAGCAGACACATCAATAATCATGCATCCCCGGAAAAGCCCATCACCAACATCAATAACCCGTGCAGCGCTGTCTACCTGCGCGGCTGCGCTTGCGGCCACAAGGCCGGCGTCCTTGAATTCAAGGTCGCTGTCAAAAGTCCCAGTAGGTCTCTGTTTGCTATCAGTAATACCCATTATCATTCTCCTTTATGCTGTTACTGCTGCGTTGGTGATCCCGCTGAGACGGGCGGCTGCCCTACCATGCATAACTGCGATGCCGGCATACCATTCGACACGAGTTCTCATGGCGGGTTTTTCGTCCAGTTCGCCCAGATCCCTCGCGTCAATATCGCTGTTCTGGATACCTGTTACCATGCCGGTGTCAAAAGACACGCAGTAGATGGAGGTATTCTGAGCGATTCCCTCGCCGTCACAGGTTTCGGTGAACGGCAGGATTTCATCTCCGTCGTTGTCATACCCGGCAATCAGGATCGGCAGATCGTTATACTGAGCGATCTGACGACCAAAGGCGTCTACCTGCCAGTTGATGAACCCGCCAACGGAGGAAAGACGAGCGGCGGCGGTAAGTCTGCGCCGCATGGTTTTGTTCATAATCAGGTGGGTTGGATTTTCAACGGCATCAATCAATTCGTCCAGCTTCGCCAGAGAAAGTGCGGCACCGTTGTCCTCGTCGTTTTTAATCCACTGATTTCCCGTGATGCGTACCTGAAGTCCGTCAAACCCCCTGGGGTCAGATGCGCTGTCGCCTTTCAGGAACTGGGCAGTCCAGGCAAGCGATAAAGCCTTCACCTTCATATTTTCCTGGACGTTCCTTTGATCCATCCCCATTGTTTTCAGGATGAACATGTCCACATCGAGATCCCCGCCGGCGATGACCAGCGGTTCAGTGATCGGGTTAAGAATGCCGGTTGATTCGACGTAGGATTCGTTCACGCCCCGGAAGCCGATACCCGGCAGTGTTTCTTCTCTGTTGTATCGCAGGGCGTTGCCCTGGATAGTGTCGAAAGGAAGAGCCATTAGTACGTCGCTGTTTCTGGCGTACATTTCAATGATTGCCGATTGAACCGGGTTTTGGCTGCGTTTTGCAGCCTCTACTAAAGTTAGAGCCATAATTCATACTCCTTTTTTTATTTGATTCCTGCTCGCCTTGCGAAACTAAGCCGTTCGATAGGCGGCAGATCATGCCAGTTTGTTGATCCTGGCCTGGTTCCATTTGGCGGTGCCCCGCTTCCGAATGCGTCGGACCCCTTCAAAATGCTGTCCTTGTAAGGATACTGACTTACCAGAATATTCAGGGCTTCATCAAACTCGGCCAGCTCTCCCGGCCTGTCCTGAGAATATACTTTGTTCCCGTGCTGGTCATAAGCTACGACCTGGCCCTCCTCGATCTTGAAGTTCTGCCCGAACCGCGCTTCCACCAGATCATGCGGAATAGCCATTTTTTCATTGATGAACTTTGACCTGGCGAACCTCCCGCCGATCAGCTCTTTGGTCAGAACACTGTCTTTTTCCTGCACAATGTTCTGGAGCTCATCAATCTTGGATTGCATCGCCTTTGTGACTTCGGCCTTGACTTTTTCCACCTCGCCGGCGTCAATCAGTTTCTTCTGGTCAAGGTTTTTCAGGGTTTCAATGGCCTTCAACGCCTCGGCTGGGTCTTCTATGCCATCGAATTTTTTCAACTGTTTTTCCAGCTTTGATCGAGCATCACGCTCTTTGTTCAAAGCAGTTGTCAGGCCGTTGATCTCTTCGTGGGTTTTAAACCCGCCCTCAACGTCCAATCTGTACTTACCGTCTTTTTCGATGTACAGTGCTGCGGTCGTTGCATCCAACCCTTCCAAATTGTCCAGCATCGGTTTCAACATATCTCATGTCCTTTCTTTGGCATCACGCCGGTTAAAAAAATTGGCTTCTCGCCGTAAATGCAGCTATTTAGCCGCGTAGCACCTATTTATGTATTTGTCAAGTATTCCTGAACCTCCCCATGTCTAAAGCCAGGGGCTTGCGCTCGGTTTTTCGGTCAATCCCTATCCTGGCCTTTGATATCCCGCCCAGGTTCATCCTCTTGCGGCGGTATGTGTTTTCCGTCTTGTGTAAACTGGCAGGGGTCTTCACCATAGCAAACAATGCAATCTCCGCAGGCATCGCAGTATATTGGATTCTCACACATAGCAATTAACCTCCCAGCTCATCCAACCGATACAGCCGCCCGGTATTCGGGTCCACCAGATCCTTGAACTTCACCTTGCCGGCCTGGATCAGCGCATACCGTTTAGGGCCGACCACGTTTTTCTGAAATTTAGCTCCCCGGGATTCAAACCAGCTTGCATACTCGCCTTTGTGTGTGCCCCACGTAAGAATGTCTCTACCCCCTTCTCCAATCGGGATGTCCGGTCGCTCCGTCCATGGTCTGGCTACTTCTTCGAGTTCGTCCACGTCAACGCCGAGCTCACGGTATGATACAAGCTCTGGGATAGGAACGCAGCGGCAATTGCTTGACAAAGCCCCGTCCACATGGTACATTCCACTTAAACATTGGAGGTCATAAACATGTCCAGAAAACTTTCTTCTCTTGATAGAGACAACATTTGTAGGCAGTATGTGTCCGGCATAAACTCTGGTAAAATCGCCAAAGAGTTTGGGGTTCACCCAGATACTATTTTGGAGACTATCAAAAAAGCCGGTATTAAGCCCCTTAACGTCAAGCCCAAGCCTGCTAATAGCGCTGGCGATAAGCTCCCTCTCGAAAACATCATTTCCCTTTACGTTTCCGGTATCTCCGAAAATGCCATCGCCAAAAAATTTAATGTTTCCAGAAACGTCATAACCAGGCTTTTGCTCAAGAATGGAATTGAAAGACGCGGCTGCACCGATGCCAACCGCCTCATGATGTCTAAGCGCAGCCGTGCTGAAAACATCAGAAACGCTCTGGCCGCAAACAAGGCGGTTAGAGGCAAGCCTCAGCCAAAAAAGAGGAGAGAGAAGGCCGCCAAGACACTCCAAGCCAAGCCCGTCAACGTTGGCAAGGGAGAGCTCGAACTGGTTCAAAAACTCCGTTCTAAATGATTCAAGGTCACCCCTCAAAAGGCTTTCAAACGTTATAATCTCGACATTGCCTTTGATGAATTCCCCATCGCCGTGGAGGTGTTCGGAGGAGGCTGGCACACTTGTGGAAACCACGCCAGGATTTTTAGAAAAAGATTTGACGACATTTGCAATGCTGGAATCATCCCGGTTATTGTCTGGACATCCAAAGATTACCCCATCAGCAACGGGATTGTAGAATACCTTGTCTCCCTTGCGGATAGAATCAGCCGGGGAGAAACCTTCCCCCGTCAAGAGCATGTGCTTTGGGGTAACGGTAAACCTTGCTCCGTTGGCAAGAACAAGCTCAAATACAATGCCTTCATAGGTGGCGACAAAAGCGGCGATCTTGTCAGGAGCAAAGACGGGTGTTTCCGCCGTCAGACAGTTCGGATGTAGTGGTATTGGTGGGCCTTCTCCCAAATTGTAGCTGGAATTATCTAGGGATGCACAGCGCAAACAAGTGCCAGTTCCCGTCTGAAGGTTGCTGTTCTCCAAAACGCTTGACCATCGCCATCCGGTAACAATGTCGGAATTTGCCGCCATAACCGCTTGCTGGGCGCTTACGTTCGCCTGCTGAACAAACGTCCGTGCCAGCGTCACGGCTTCTTTCCTGGTAAATCCCTCCATGTGCCCCATGATGTTATCGACCAACCCGGGGTATCCCTTGCCCTGCAGAACCCCCGCGTTGAGGTCTTCGAGTATCCCCTGCCGCACGGTTGCATCAAACGCCCGGTTGACCCACTGATTCAGGGTTGCCCCGCCAAGCGGTGTTGTCTGGAAAAATGATCTGAACTGCTCCGGCGACAAGGCCACATTGTTGAAGCCCTGGACCCTGCCCCCCAGGCTCATGGTCTGGCTATGGTACTTGGCTGATTCCGCCCCGGCCTGGCCGGCAAGGCTTGATATCTCGCCGGCCACTTGTTCACGGATTCCAAGTGTCAAAGAATCAATTTCCCGGATAAGATCTTGCCGCCTTAGTTGCTCCCACCGTTTGAGCCTTTTGGTAGGATTCGAGAGTATCTGTTCCACTGCTTTTTCGGCTGAGCGCATGGCGGTGCGAAGCGCTGATACTTCCATTTTATCGAGATTATACCGCCATATTATTTGCCTACTTGTTTGATACAGATCAATGAGCTCTGAGGGTGGCAAACCTGAAGCCATTGCTTAGCCTCGCTTTCTTTTACTCGCCACCTGCGTTTAAAATATCTACCATCGGCTCTTCATCAAAAACTGCCTTCTCCTCGTTTTCTAAAAGGTCTTTTACCAGTTTCACATCGGCTTCCTTTTCAGAATCAAAGTCGTAAAGCCTGCTTTTTTGCACATCGCACACTTTTTGAACACATTCAATTTTCATCTTGCCCTCGCTAATGATTGATTGTTTGCATGTTCTATCAAATTGTTATGCTTACTGCACCGCCGAACCGTGTCCAGTGCGAAACGGAACAATCCGCCGTCGTTGCCGGGTCGGTTGTGTTCGCCGCCCCACCGAGCATAATTGACCAATGCCATTGCGCCCCACAACTGGCACGGCGGGTGAGCGATCACGGGAGCGGTGCCCGTGTAGGTCGTCGCGTCCCTCTCCTTGTCGTAGCAGTCCAGTCCAAGCCGTTTGTAGATGCTGTCCGGTTCGACGAAGAGCACAACAAATTGATGTTTTTTGCACCCGGCGTTATTTTGCTTTGATGAAGCCACTTTTTCAATACGTCCTTGAGCGTTCAAATACCGAATTTCCATTTCAGCCTACCGGCCAGCCGGCGCTGGTGTTGGAGTACCTGGCGCGGCTGGAAACTGATCAGCAAGCCCCGTCAATGCTCCTGCCGGCCCGCCAAAGCGGGAATCATCCTCGATCATCGCCTTCACATCCTGCCAGTCCCAGTTTTCGCCGATTAACCCGCGACGCTTTAATTCTTGATGTACTTGTTCCCGGGACAAAACACCCGCCTCGATAGCCTTCATCATCATGGTAGGCTCCATGCCGGCGGCCGGATTGAATTCCGTGTTTATGTCTATCCGCGGTTCCTGGCCGTCTTCCAGGCCCATCCACATCCCGGCAAACCTAAAGGCATTGTCCAGTGTATCCTTGCATCCAAGAGCCCAGGATTTCAGGAGGCTGGTTGATTCGGTGGTTTCCTGCTGGGACTGATACGCGGTCTTGCTGCCTGAATTGTAATTCGGCTGAAGCGTTACAAGTCCGTACAAAGCCATCTTTTCTTCAAGGGACAGCAATTCATCCTTGCCCTTGTCTACGGCTTCGGGATTGACGGACACGCTCTTCAGGTCGGCGCCGCTATCAACTGCATGGATCAGCCGGCCAGGTCCAAATTCAATCGCCCCGTCTGCATCCGTCAACAGTTTTCCGAACCACGGCGGCCGGCGCACAAACGACATGAGGCTGACTTGGTCACAAGTGGACTGCCAGTGCCGCTTGTTCAGTTGCGCCAGGTCTTCCAGGGCCGGCGCTGCTGCGTTGCCAATCGGTTCGCCTGGTTTGAAAAAGGAAACCGGTATTTCATCAAGGCTGGTTTCGCCTTCTGAGTGAAGGTACACATTATCCTTATCGTCCTTCCGGTAAATATGCCATGACCCCCGGCGCAACACCCTGACCTGCTCAATTTCGGTGTCGTCGTTATCAAAAGCGCCCTGCTGTTCAGTGACTGTTTCAAATATCCGGATAAGATCAAGTATCCGCTTTCCGTTTTCATATACAAACCTGACCCCCAGGATATTGGCCTGATGGATCAAGACAAAGAAAGGTCGCCAGCCTTTCTCAGCGTCGATTGCCGCCGTTTTTGCCCTCCATGTTTCGTTTTCTTCGTCCCAGAACTCAAGCCTGCCGTTTTCAGTACGGGTCTGAACCTGCGGAAAGTCAACCAAAACGGCCACCATGCCATCGTCAATACCCGCTTCAAAGAACGCCTGCGCCCAGGTTCTCAGGTTGTTGCCCTGCTGGTCAACATCGTTTTCAATAGCAGTAAACTGGTCCTTGTTCGGTGAATCCTCACCGATCTTGACCGGTTCCGAAAACACCAATCCGGCGAGATAATTCCGGGTCCGCTTGTACCCGTTGAACAGATACCCTCCCCGTAGCCGAATTTTGTAGTCGTCAGGATGTTCAGCACTTTGTTTCGGCAGGTACATCTCCCCGGCCGCGATCATAGCAGGTGTGCCGCCTAACAGGTCCCTGACCAGCCCCCCACGGTCTGTGGCTGTCTGGAAGTCGCTGCTTCGTTCAAATACTTTTTCCATCAGTTGGCCCTTACTCTGTGGATGGTTGATTGCGGACTGTTGACCGGCCACAAATAATCAACCATGTAGCCTATGGCTGTCGTTATGTGCTGATATTTAGAATCTTGCTCAAGGAAAGAAGACCCCGCCTTGACCTGGACAGTCGCAAGCCCTTTATGACAATACGGCGCTTTTTGGGTATTAACAAAAAGGTTGATCTCGTTTTTGGCATTGCATATCCTGGCCCGGACTGCGTTCTGCCGGTCCTTGATTGCCGGGTGTTTTGGCTTTACCTTCCTTACAAACTTCCACCCGTTCTGCCTTAACACGTCTTCAATTTCCGTGTAATCAGACGCATGGCCGTGTTTCTCGCCCGCTCTGCCTGCCGGATCTCCGTAAACATAAACCTGCTTGTTTTGGTGATCCTTGTATCTTTCAACAAACTCCTCTGCAGACTGCCGACTGATCGCAGACTCAAGCACTATTTCATCAAGCAGATACAGCTTGTCTTCCCGAATAACCCCGATTGCGCTTGAAAGCGGTGTAAAGTTCTGGTCGTGCATCCAGTGTAAAAGCTCATGCGGTTTGATTTCTTCTTTAGTGTAATTTGCGGCTCCATAGTCTTCATAGATACGGCCCGTGACGGTCTCAAACGATCCCTCATATTCCTGCCTAAACTGCTTTGCGCTAAGTCTTTTCTTTGCTTCTTCAATAACATCGGGTGGCAGGATCTCGGCAGATTTCCAATGGAACAGCTTAAACCCTCCGATTTCCTGCTTTGCCATCTCGCAGATGTCATAAAAATGATTCAACCCATCGGG